TTAAAGTACCATAACCTAAAGCCACGTTATTGTTACCTGTAGTTAATGCATCACCTGATAAACTACCTACTAAAGTATTTGATGTTCCTGTTGAAATACTCTGCCCAGCGTTTGATCCAACAGCTGTGTTATACGCGCTAACCGCGGCGTTTTGATTTTGTAGAGCCCTGTTTCCTACAGCTACATTAAAACTGTCATCGTCTGCATTACTTAAAGCACCTTGTCCCATAGCCACATTTCTTTGACCTGTGGTTAATGCTAAACCTGCGTTTCCACCTATTATTATATTTTCTATACCTGTTAAAACATTTAAACCAGCTTTATAACCTATACCTATATTATAAGCATCTGCTCCTGCATCTAATGTGTAAAGAGCTTCGTGTCCTATAGCTACATTCCTACCGTGCTCGTTTTCTGACTGTAAAGCATCTGTTCCAATAGCAATATTATAACTACCTGTGTTTAAAGAATCTCCAGCGTCTTTACCTATTAAAATGTTGTCTAACCCTGAATTTAAAGCAGTACCAGCGTTTTTACCAATAGCTACATTTCTATCACCAGATGTTAGAGCATCTAACGCGCCTATACCTATACCGGTATTATTTAAAGCATTATTTAATGTACCAGTTGTGTTATGCCCAATAAGCAATGAACCTGTAAAGTTTGTACCTTCTATTTTATGAAACAAACCACCTGTACCATCATATAATTCCGTGAAATTATCGTTTGTTATATCAAATGCCGCTCGCAGCGTAGATCCGGTTCCGTCGTTTGCTGCAGATCCTATGTTAATAATTTGTTTAGCCATTTATTCGTTTTTAAATTCTTTTATTTCTTTATGTTTTTTTAACTGCGTTTAATTGTTACATTTGGTTAGCATCAGCTGTAAACAAAGTTGAGTCAGCTTTTATTTCAGTGTAGTCTGCAAATAAATTAAATGCGCTTATCCTAGTATCAGCGTTAGTTATCTGTTCGCTATACCCTACGTTTGCTCTTATTCCTATTAAAGGCATGTCTTAGTATATTGCCATTATATCGTCAGCAGTAGTACCTGTATTAAATACTCTGTCAACTTCAATTGGTAAGAAAGATCCAGCCGCTACGTTTTGAAAAATTATTGGTCTGTATATTTCATATTTTTCACCAGTAGTAAATATATTAGAGCTAGAGTTAGAAACATCTACTAAAGTAAGTTGATTAGCCGCTACAGCTGAAACAAACGCTACTGTACCATCAGTAGTGTTTATAACAAAATCTCTAAGTTGAACTAATGTTTTAAAAGCTTTACTACTATCATTTAATTTGTTAGTGTTTTGACTAGTTGCAGTTCCAGATGTTATTAAGCTTTTATCTCCAGCAAAATTAACCATAACATTACCAGCTGTTCCAATATAAAGACCAGCGCAATTATGTAAAACTGCTTTTAATCTAGTTGTATTAGCAGCATTACTATCATCTGTGTTAGTTAATTGTTCTAAACTTTTTGTATCATCTAAATAGTTAACAGCAGCACTACCGATAGAGCTACCATCTTTTAAAAGTACAGCTTTTCTAACTGTTTGTATACCTGGTTTTCCTGGTGACCTGTAAACATTCACGCTACCCGTTATATCTCCGTATGCCATTTTAAATTTGTTTTTTTATTATTATCTATTTTTATCTTTGTTGACTAAATTTATAGCTTTAATCATTACTTTATCTGAGTAAGATCCACCTTCCATTATTTTATTTCTTCTAATACTAGTCGGTAAATCTTCTGTTCCTAATAACATCCTGTATATTCTACTAATAAGTTGACTACACTTAAACGATGTTTTATATATTGTATATTTTTGAGTAGTGTTATTTCTTTGTCTCCAAACAGTTATCCAGTCGTTACGTCTCAAACGCTCCCACCTATTCTTATCCCATGAAAAAGTATAAACCCCGTCAATATAATCTTTTCTTGTAAACAACTCCATACAGTCAAAGTAAATTAGAAGTTCTAGATCAGCATCTTTTAAATTGTATGTCTTACAAGCCCATTTTCGTATAATACGATAATGCTTTAACAAACCTATGCTTCTAAGATCTTTAGCTTCTAATTTTCTCACAAGACTATAACAACGTCTTGTTGTTTTATTACAAGAAATATATCTTCATCTATTTCTATGTTAAACCCAGCGTGTTTATCGTAATAAATCCTATCATCAGTTTTAACACCTTGAATTAAATCTCCTACGCTTTTTACAACACCTTGCCTATATCTTATGTCTTCTTTTATTTTATCTGTAAGAAGTAAACCACCTTTTGTTTTAGTAGCTTTTTCTTTTATTTCTTTTATAACTAAGTAATTACCTATCGCTCTCATTCCTCTCTCATATTACTAATTACACAATCAGTTGATAATATTGTTGAGGCAACAGATACTGCGTTTTTCAATGCGCTTTTAGTTACTAGTAAAGGATCTATAATACCTTCTTTAATCATATCAACTGTTTTACCAGTTACTACATTAATACCTTTACCTTTACCTTTTTGTGGCACATACTCTAATCCAGCGTTTTCAAGTATGTTTTTATATGGTCGCTTTATAGCTTCAATAAAAATACTAGCTCCATCACTATTATTATCAATACTATTAGCGGCATTTAATAAAGCTATACCACCACCTGGAACTATACCTTCTTTTACTGCAGCTTTTGTAGCGTGTATTGCATCATCAACTCTATCTTTCTTTTCTTTTAACTCTACATCTGAGTTTGCACCTACAGATATAACCGCAACGTTACCAGATAATATAGCTAATCTTTCTTCTAACTTTTTAGTTTTTAAACTAGGATCATTACCTTTTAATTGCTTTTCAATATCTTCTATCCTACTTTTAGCATGTTCAGGTATTTGAGATATTTTTAAAACAGTTGTTCTACTATCAGAAACACAAGTCTCACACTCACCTAGCATATCAGGCGTAATTAAATCTATATCATCACCGTATTCTTCATTTATATGTGTTGCTCCTGTTACAGCAGCTACATCATCTAAAAAATCTTTTTTCCAGAAGTTAAAACCAGGAGGTGAAACTACATTAGCTTTTATATTACCTTTTATCTTGTTCATTACTAAAGCAGCCATTGGTTGCTTTTCTAATTCACCTATAATAAGTATTGACCTATTATTTGTTACAGCATATTCTAATACAGTTTGTATTTTTCTTACTGAAGATATTGGTGAACTAACTAATAATACTAAAGGTTTTTCTAATGTTACTGTTTGCTTGGCTGCATCTGTCACAAAATTAGGATTAGCATATCCTTGATTTATCTGTGAACCTGATACAACCTCAACAGTTGTTTGCTCTGACTTACTATCAGCATCCATCATTACAGTACCGTTTCTACCTACTTTTTTAAAAGCTTCACCTATAATAGATCCAAGCTCTTTATCATTGTTTGATGATATTGTTGCTACTTGATCAATCATATCACCTTCAACAGGTACTTTAATATTTTCAAGATAATCAATAGTATTATTACAAGCTTCTTGAATATCTTCTTTTATTTTACGCAAGCTATCACTTGTTTGTTTGCTATTAGCTTCTTTTAATAAGCTATGAGCTAAAACAGTAGCAGTTGTTGTTCCATCACCTGCTTCGCTTACAGTTTTTCTAGCTGCTTCTTTAATTAATGTAGCTCCTATGTTTTCAACAGGATCTCTTAAATTAACAGAGTTAGCTACGGTTACACCGTCTTTTGTAATCATAGGTCTTCCCATGAAGTCTTCTAAGATAACACACTTACCGCTAGCTCCTAGTGTGGAGCTAACAGCTTGTGTTAATTTATCTATCCCAGCAAAGACTTTATCTTTAGCATTACTGCCAAAGCTTAACGTCTTCACAATGTCTTGTGGATTTTGCATTTAATTTAATTTAATTTAGTTAATGTTATTTAAAAGTTTTAATAACTTTTGGGCCATTAAGAAACTCTACTTTTTTTCCGTAGTGATCTACTGATCCATCGATAGCAGCTTCTGCTCCTTCGATTGTTTCTCTTCTGGTTACATCAATCCAAGTATCTTCTTCCTTTGGATGTTGGTACTCGGTTTGGTAAAAACCATTTGGTAGCTGAGTTATTCTCCAGCTTGATTTGTCAGCTAAATGCTTCCAAACTTCTACGGTTTCTTTGGAAATTTGTGGTTGACTATTCCACGTTTTAGTCGAATAAAAAAATGTCATTTGGTTTTGGTTTTAAATTTAACATTTGGTTTATGCCCTTAACCGGGCCGGTTTATTTTCCTAATCCGAATTTTTTTCTAAGTTTTCCACCTAGGCTTCTAATATCTCTTAATTTTTGATTTTCAGGTGAAGAAGTATAAAAATTCTCCATAGCTTGCATTCCTTCTTTTGTTTTAGTGTCAAATGTTGGTATGTGATATTTATCAGATTCTGGTAATTTTCTAAGACTATCATTTTGTTTTTTCATAGCATCAAGATACATTTCTCTATTGCTTTTTCTTTTTTTACCTTTCTTGCCAGATTTTTTCATTTCTTGACCAGTTTGCATAGGTTTAAACATCATAGCTTTTGAATCAGCTCTAAAACTTCCTGGTGTATCTATTTCTTTAGAGCCAGGCTTCATTTTATAAGGACCTTTGTTTTTCATTTTTTATTTATATTTATTATTCTCCGCAAGGCTTGCCAGTAGCAATATTAACCCAGCGTTCTTTTTGAAACCAGTCTCTAAGTGTAGCGCCTTTTTTTCTAGCACCTTTTACATTAGACTTACTTGATCTCTTGTATTTTCCTTGAGCAGCAGCTGTACGTTTAGCACGTATTACTTTTTGCCTTTCAGCTTTGCTCATACTTTTATACTTAGCGTATGGTAAACAAACTTTTTTGGTGCCGCCACCTTTTATTTTACTTTTTGGCATTTCCTAATCTTTTGCTTACTTTATTTCTAGCACATACCATTTTTTTAGCGTAGCTAGGTCTCTTTTTTCTATTAAAAACTATTTGTTGGTTTAAGCTACCTATAATAGCTCTTTTATTACCTTTTCTACTTTTTATTAACCAACTAGCTAAGGAATCACACGATAACTCCTTAAATTTACCTTTGGCATCAGCGTATTTACTATCTTTCCACTCAGGTCTTTTTTTTGCCATGTTTTCTACGTATTGCCATTTTACATCTCTTAGCTATAGCTGCTTGTTCTTTTTTACCAGCAACTTTAGCTCTTTGTTCTACTACAGTTAATATCTGTATCTTTCGAGCAAATGGTTTATTAATCTTTTTAACTTTAGCGCATGTAGCTCTAGCATCAGCAACTGTAGCAAACTTAACCTTGACTGTATCTTTTGGATTTTCGTCAGTATATAATCTTCTACCAGAACCTTTTGGTTTTTTACCTGTTCCTTTTACTGGATCCGCCATGTTTACAATTTTGCATGTTAATAAACCAGTTAGCAAGCTGCACATCACGTTTAGTAGCTTCTCTACGTGACTTTAGCTTTTTAACCTTACTACAAGTAACATCACCTCCGTATAGTTTATTTATTCGAGCTTTTAAAACTCCTCTATACGCTTTAGCCATTACTTTTTCTTTTTACCGCCTCCAAATCTACTTGGGCCTCCAGCTTTTGTACATCTTACACCCCAACCAGAAGCATAAGCACTAGGCCAAACTTTAAATTTTCTTTTTGCTGCGGCTTTGCAAGCTGAACTAATTTTTCCCATTATCTTAGTTTCATTTTTCTAGCTGCTCTTCTACTAGGAGCACCAACTGCTTTACGAGCTCTATCTTCAAAAGACGATTCACCTTGTTTTTTTACAGGCTTTGGTATAGATACAGGTTTAGCTTTTTCAACTATTTTAACACCTGGCTTTGAACTTTCAACATTAACTTTACCTGCTGATTCAAGACTACGACCTACCATGTTTCTTTTCTTTGTTCCAGAAGCTGCTTTTCCAGCTAGTGATCTATTAATAGACATTTCAGATAATATTTTGTCTCTACCAGTATACATTGGATTTTTACCTGGTTTAAACATCATAGGTTTTTTACCGTAATACATTGGAGCTACTTCCTCTCTAAATGAACCTGGAGTATCTTTTTCTCTAGAACCCGGCTTCATCATATAAGGTCCTTTATGTTTCATAGGTTTATATGCTTTTGGCTTTTTACCGTACATCATAGCTTTTTTATCCATACCTTTTTCAAAACCAGGAACATCTCTTCCTATCATAACGTCTTTTTTAGTAACTTTACCGTCACCGCTCAAATCAGTTAACATTGGTTTTTTTCCGTACATCATAGGCTTTTTTTTACCGTACATCATAGGTTTTCTTTTACCGTCTTTATTAAATGGCATAATTTAGTTTTTAATAGTTATTTTTTCTGTATGGGAACATCATGTTCATAGCTTCACGTCTGCCTTCGCAACCGCAAGGTATATTTAAACCTTTACTAACAACATCTACCATTTTCTTGATACCTGTTGCTTTTGTAAATTTATGTACACTATCTCCTAATCCTCTTGATTTCATAATTTTAACATTTCCATCTGCGTCTAGCAGCTAAACCTCTGGGACTTTTCCAGTTTTTAGATCTAGCGCAAAATGATTTTCTTCTTTTAGCATCTTTGCTACCAGGTTTTACTTTACCAGTAACAGCTGTTTTTAGCTTACTACCTGGGTTTTTCTTTCTATAAGCTGCAACACCTTTTTTAGTCATACCTGCACCTTCTTTCACTGTGCGGAAGTTACGACCTTTACCTTTAGTCGTACGTTTAGGTTCGTTGCTTTTTGGCATGTGCTTTTTTTATATATTTATTTACCAACTTTCTTCATCGCTATTTTGTGCGATTTACCGAATGTTGCTCCATTTTTCATAGCAGTAACCATACTTCTTATATGCTTTACTGTATGATGCTTAGAATGTCTTTTAAGAGCACCTTGCTGTCTTTTGTTTAAACTATCTACGTTTACACCTTTTACTTTCATTTCTTATATTTTTTAATTGAAGCTTCCCAAGGTAGTTTCCTACTTCTTGGATCTATCTTACTATTAGGTATTACAAAGTATTTGTTTGGTTTAGGCC